AAACTATGGAAGAAATGGATGAACAAGAAGAAATGGAAGAGGCTGACGAGTTATCTGATGATGAATTAGACTCAATGATGTCTGACATTTTTGGTTCTGAAATGGAAGAAGAGTGGAATGAATCTGAAATGTACGAGAGTGAAGAAGAAATGGACGAAGAAGACGAAGAAATGGAAGAAGGTGAGGTTGTTTACGAAATAACTATGGATGACGAAGATGAGGACGAAGATGAGGACGAAATGGAAGAATCCGTAAATGAAAATAAATTCACAATTAAACCAAAAATGGGTTCATTAACAAAATCATCATTAACTAACAAAGCTAAAAAAATGGAAACTAAAGAAAGTTCAATGATGACAAAACCTGTAGTTGGTAAAGGTGTGAAAACTGGTTCAGCTAAATTTGAATATAAAGAAGGTAAAAAAATGGAAACAAAAGAAGCATCTATCGAACCAAAAGGTAGAGCTAAAGGTGTTGGTATGAATTTATCTCCAAAGAAATTCGAATACAAAGAAGGTTATGGTATGAACAAAGGTGATAAATCTAAGACACACAAAGGTGACGAAGATTACACAACTAAAAAAGGTGATACTTTGAAAAGAAAGGCTTTTGAAAAAGAAGAAACTACAGAAGCTGCTAGAACTTTATCTAACGGTACAAGAAATTACCCAATGAGAAAAGGATTACCTAAAATGAAAGTTAAACCAAACTCAGCTCTTTCTGAAGAAGTTGTACGTTTGAGAGAAAAGAACGAAGAGTATAGAAAAGCTTTGAATGTTTTCAGAGAAAAATTAAATGAAGTTGCGGTGTTCAACTCAAACTTAGCTTACGCTACAAGATTGTTTACAGAACATACAACAACTAAACAAGAAAAAATCAACATCTTAAGAAGATTTGATGACGTTGAATCATTGAAAGAATCTAAGTCTTTGTACAGTTCAATCAAAAATGAATTATCAAGTAATAATCAAAGTGTTGTAACTGAATCTATGTCGAGAATTGAAAAATCTCCAGTTTCAGGTTCATCACAAAATTTAATCGAATCTAAGACATACGAAAATCCACAATTCTTAAGAATGAAAGATATCATGTCTAAAATCGTAAAATAAAATAAAAATAAACATAAAACTAAAAACAAAATAAAATTAAAATGGGTGCATTATTAGAAAGCGGTCTTGTTGGTAACATTGGTTTGAAACACTTAAAAGTTATCAAAGAAGACACAATTAACAAATGGGATAAACTTGGCTTTTTGGAAGGTTTGAAAGGTCACTTGAAAGAGAACGTTGCTCAGTTGTATGAAAACCAAGCTTCATACTTGATTAACGAAGCTTCATCAACTTCTGACTCTGGTTCTTTTGAAACAGTTGTTTTCCCAATCGTGAGAAGAGTATTCTCTAAATTATTAGCGAACGACATCGTGTCAGTTCAAGCTATGAACTTACCTATCGGTAAATTATTCTACTTCGTTCCAAGAATCCAAGGGTACTCTGGTGGTACTTCTACTAACGGATACTTTGGTGACAGTGGAACACACTACGCTCCTGTAGGTTCTCCAGGAAACTATCCTGGTAACCCAGATGCTGGTTACAACTCAGGTAACGGTTCTTACAATCCTACATACAATAAGGATTTGTATGACTTGTTCTACGAAGGTAACGAACCAAACTTGGACCCTCCAGGATTGTTTGATTACTCTAAAGGTCAGTGGACTGCAGTTACTGCATCAACTGTAACTTACGCATGGGATGCAGCTGGTTACTTAGTACCATCGGCTTACACATCATCAGACTACAGAAAAGTTATCATCGTTATGAGTGGATTCTCTAACGCAGGTGCTGGTCAATTGATTGGTCCTAATGGTAATACTATGGATACTGAAGAATTCTTGTCAGGTTTGAATATTTTTGGTGTAGCTGGAAATACAACAACTTCGGCTAACGCTTCAGCTCCTTACTTATTCAGAGTAGTAACTCAAAGATATGGTAAAGGTATCGTTCAGTATGGTAATACTGTAACAACTCAATTCCCTTCAGGTCCTGCTGGTTACAACGCTAACTCAGGTGGTTCATACTACAACGTATGTGACGCAAACGGTTTCATTTTCTTAGAAATTGATTTACAACAACCAGTTTGTATCTCTTGTGGTCAAACAACTCCTGATGGTTACACAGGTTCAACATTCTCATCTTCAACACTTGCAAACAACGCTTTCTTAGCTGTTTACAGATTGTATAAAGAGTTGGAATTCGAAGACCAAATTGGTGAAGTTTCTTTCGAACTTGATTCAGTTACTGTTTCAGTTACAGAAAGAAAATTAAGAGCACAATGGTCTCCTGAATTGGCTCAAGACGTTGCGGCGTTCCACAACATTGATGCTGAAGCTGAATTGACAGCTTTATTGTCAGAACAAGTTGCGGCTGAAATCGACAGAGAAATCTTACGTGATTTGAGAAAAGGTGCAGCATGGAACTTGAGATGGGATTACAACGGTTGGAAGAGACTTTCTTCTTCTGGAACTACACCATACACTCAAAAAGATTGGAACCAAACTTTGATTACAGCAATCAACCAATTGTCAGCTCAAATCCACAAATCAACATTGAGAGGTGGAGCTAACTGGATTGTTGTTTCTTCTGAAGTTTCAGCTATCTTTGATGATTTGGAATACTTCCACGTATCAAACGCAGCTCCTGACCAAGACCAATACAACATGGGTATCGAAAGAATCGGTACATTGTCAGGAAGATACCAAGTGTATCGTGACCCTTACTTCCCAGCTAACCAAGTGTTAATCGGACACAAAGGTACAAGCTTGTTAGATACTGGTTACATCTACGCTCCATATGTTCCTTTACAGTTGACTCCAACTATGTATAACCCATTCAACTTCACACCTATCAAGGGTATCATGACAAGATACGCTAAGAAAATGGTTAACAACCGTTTCTATGGTAGAGTAACAGTTGATGGTGTAAGAACATTCAACTTACAAGAATTGAGATAATCTCAAAATTCATAAAAAGAAAAGGGGACCAAAAGTCCCCTTTTTTTATTTATTAAAAAGTACTCTTAACGATTTAGATACCGCCTCTGATTCTTGTAAATCAAACATTCCTTTTACAAAACAATAATTTAATGACTCTCTAATACAATAAATTGCTTGCTCTTCAGTCATGTTATCTAAGAACATATTTAGTTGTTCTTGTGAGGTATAATGTAATGATTCAAAAAGATTACCAATAACTTCATTTTTTTCAGTTATTTTTTCGTTATTGTCTATATTTTCCATAATTTTTTATATTTATCAGTGGTTACTCTTACAAATCTAATAATAAGTGAAAATTACTAAAAAACAAATACAGGAAGCTACGGGTTCAGGTGGGACTGGAAGATATAAAGTTCCATTAAATATGGCACCTCAAACGTGGAATAAAGGTACAATGGAACCTTTTGATATACCTGTTTCTAAATTTGTTAACCCTGAGTTAGCGTACGATTCTTACGATGGCTCAATGGATGATTATAGTAAAAATGAAATAAATAAATTAGAGAAAAAAGCGATAAAAATGGCTAAAATAGCTAAAGATAACTTTAGTCAAAATGATGAAGGTGGTAATCCTTTTAATGGTTATATACCACAAGGTACTATAGAACCAGGAACTCCAAAATATATTGAAAAGGATGCTCATTTACCAAAATGGAATTTTGAACCTGTATTAAAAGAAAATTTAGCGGATTGGTTTGTAACAAAAAAAATTAATGAAGCTAGTTCTACTAATACAACATCGGGACCATATACAGGTCCTGTTGAAATAGGTTTGAAAAAATGGAATAAAAGTGAATTATCACCGTATGTTAATTTTTCAACTCACTCATCAAATGAAAAAAAGAGTCAAAAAACTCTTAAAAATAATGTACCAAAAACAGTTGGTGTGTGGGAAAAAGATGAAGATGGTAATTACGATATGCCAACACATGATGTTCATACAATAAATGAGGATTTGGCGGTTTGGTTTGGTACAAAGAAAAAACCAAAAGGTAGTAAACAACCAAAAGGTCCTTGGGTAAATATTTGTCGTAGAGATGAAAATGGAAAACATCCACCATGTGGAAGACCTGATACATCTAAAGGTGGTTACCCAAAATGTAGAGCGGCAGGTGTTTCGGGTAAAATGTCTGACTCACAAAAAAGAGCGGCATGTTCACAAAAAAGAAAAGCCGAAAAAAAAGATACTCAATCGGGTAAAGGGCAAAAACCGGTTATGACATCTTATAAACCAAAAAAATCTAAAAATGAAGGTATGAGACAATCAATTAAGTCCATCCTCCAAGAACAAGTTAGAAAAAGTAACATGCTAGAACTTGGAACTTTATTCGAATCAAGAGAGGTTAAAAACCTTAAAGAAGCTAAAAAGATAGCTCAACAACACTTGAACGAAAATCCAAGATATTATTGTGTCTTACATAGAATAGGACTTATTGAAGGAGCAGATGCGACTAACTTAGCAAGAAAAACTTGCCCATCAATCTAATAATTGTAAAATATTCTTTAACGAGTGTTTGATGTTGGAAGTTATTTCTTCCT